ACCTGATACCGCGCGCACAGATCCCGGATTGCCTCCGCTTGGGCCTGGAAGTCGGCGCCACTGAAGGTCAACCGCTCCACCACGCGGTAGGCGCCGCCGGGCGTCGCGGGCGGCACCACCACCACGACCGAGGCATCGTCGCGCGTCCGGCTGGGGTCGTACCCGATCCACACCGGGCCGAGATTGTGGCGGTTCCCACCTTCGGGGACATCGGGCCAGGCGTCCCAGGCGTCCACGGTGCAGGCCTGAAGCTCGGCGAAGGTGAAGAACGACGCCGCGTCGTCCACCCACTGGCACAGGAACAGGTTGGCGAAGTCGCGTTCGTTATACGCCCGCCGCAGGTCGGGCAGGTCGAACAGGTCGCATCCGCCGTCGGCCGCGTCCTCAATCGTCACCATGTTCCGCCACACGCCGTCCGGCCCGACAAGGCCGGTCCGCAAGGCGTCATGGGACAGGACGAACTCCGCCCGGTCCGCGCGGGGACGGTCGCGGTTGAACTCGGCACCGGTCCAGAAGGCCGCCGCGTCATGCCCCAGGGTGGACGGGGTGGAGAAGTAGGTCAGGCGCCATTTCTTATGCGTGGCCATGCCGCTGGCCACCTTCTTGAACTCGGCAAGTTTGCCGATCCAGGCGTATTCGTCGATGTAGACGTGGCCGTGGTAGCTTTGGGCCGTTTTGGTATTGGTGCCCAGGAAGTACAGTTCGGCGCCGTTCCACAACTTGATCGGGCTGCCCTGCAACTCAACGCCGGTCGCGTCCTTGACCCACTGGACGATATAGCTTTTGAAGACGTGCGCCTGGGCCTTGGAGGCGGACAGGAAGATCTGGTTGTCCCCGGTCTCGGCGGCATTCAGGAACGCCTCTCGCGCGAAGTACCATGTGGCGCCGATCTGGCGGGACTTCAGGATGTTGCGGCGCTTGTGATCGGCTATGGCCTGCCACCATCGCCGCTGGTAGGCGAACAGGTGGCGCGTGAAGTCGTCCCGCAGGGCCGCGACCTGATCCTCGGTCAGGGTGTTCTTTTTGGCCTTGGCCTTGCGCCGGCCCTCGGCGCGGTTGTGGACCTTGGGGTTCAGGTCCCCTTCGCGCCCGCTCTCGGCGTACTTCTCCACCCGGGCCGTGCGCTCCAGCAGTCGGCCGAGGTGGTCCATTTCGGCAAAATCGCGGTCGGTCTTGTCGGGCTTGGCGACCAACGTCGCCAGCCGGTCTTCGACCGCGCTTTCGATCCGCTGGACCGGGCCGGCCTCTTCCCACTTCTCGCGGCGCTTCCAGGAATCGACCGTGCCATAGGCGATGCCCAGGCGGCGGGCAATCTCCGCCACCGTCTCGCCGTGCCAGAACAGCGACCGCGCGCGGGTGCGCGGGTCCCCGGCCTGTGATGTGGAGGCCTCGGTCATGCCCCATTGGTGCCCGGGCCGAGGCCGTCGCGCGACTGCCAAAGGGTTGGATAAGCCTTATCCAACCCTCGCAGGCTGGAAATGCCGGGCCAACCGAGCCCACCCTCCGATCACGACATGCGCACATCGGAGGATATCCAGGTATGGAGAAGTGGTTTCGGGTCTGCCAGTCGGGCAAGACCATCGACGGGCGGGAGATTACCCCGCAGCAGATCGACGAGATGGCGGAGACCTACAACCCGCGCACCTATGGCGCCCGGGTGTTCGTCGAACACTTCCGCTCCATCCTGCCGGACTCGCCGCTGTCGGCGCTGGGCGACGTCCTGGCCCTGCGGGCGGAGACCGATTCCGAGACGGGGGCGCGCGTGCTGCTGGCCCAGGTCGACGCCACCGACCGCCTCATCAAGCTCGCCCAGAACCGGGACAAGGTCTACTGGTCGATCGAGATGATGCCGAACATGGCCGGCACCGGAAAAGCCTATATGCATGGCCTGTCCGTGACCGACACCCCGGCCTCCCTCGGGACCGACCTCATCAAGCTGAGTGCCAGCGCCGGGACCCTGCCGGAGCCGATGCGGGACCACCTGTTCAGCGAGGCCGTGGAGCACACCGGCCCGCTGGCCGAGGACGTCCCGGACACCGGCTTCGTTGAGCGCATCCGCCAGCACCTCAGCGGCGAGAGCCGCAAGACCGACGCCCGCCTGACCGGCCTGGAATCCGCGGCCGTCGAGATGGCGGGCGCGCTCGGGTCCCTCCGCACCGACCTGCACACCCTTCTGTCCGGGTCCTCCGGTTCGCCGGCCCCGGCTGCCGTTCCCCCCACGCAGCCGCCGGCGACGGCGGCGGGCGCGTCCTCGGCCTCCGCATCAGCCCCGACGTCGCCCGCCGCTTCCTCTTCCGTCTCGTCCGCCGACGATACGCCGGTCGCCGCTCTCGGGGCGCGCTTCGATCAGCTCCTCGAAACGCTGTCCCACATCCCCGCCACCGCCGGCCGGCCGCTGTCCGCCGGCGGCACCACGACCGCTTCCCTCAAGACGGACTGCTAGGCATGCGCAACGACACCCGCGGCGTCTTCAACGCCTACTGCGCGGACCTCGCGCGCCTGAATGGGATCCCGGACGCAACCCGGAAGTTTGCGGTTGCCCCCACCGTCGAACAGACGCTGGAAAACCGCATCCAGCAGTCGGCCGAGTTCCTCGGCCGCGTCAACGTGGCCGGTGTGTCGCAGCAGTCCGGGCAGGTCCTCGGCCTGGGGACCACCGGCCCGATCGCCGGCCGCACCGACACCACGAACGCCGAACGCCAGCCCCGCGACATCCACGGCCTGGGCAAGCGGGAGTACCTGTGCCGCCAGACCAACTTCGACAGCTTCATTCGCTACGAGACCCTGGACGCCTGGGCCAAGTTCCCCGACTTCCAGACCCGGGTGCGCAACAAGGTGATCGAACAGATCGCCCGCGACCGCCTGACCATCGGCTGGAATGGAACGTCCGCAGCCGCCAACACGGATCCGGTCGCCAACCCGCTGTTGCAGGACGTCAACATCGGCTGGCTGGAATACCTGCGCACGGTCGACCCGGCGCGGGTGTTCACTGGCCCCAAGGTGGGCGATCAGGCCGGGTCGGACTACAAGACCCTGGACGGCCTGATCTTCGACGCCGTCAACACCTTCCTCGACGACTGGTACAAGGACGATCCGAACATCGTCGCCATTTGCGGGCGGTCCCTGTACAGCGAACGCATGTTGACCCTGATCGAGGTCAACAGCGGCACGCCGACCGAGGCCGTGGCCCTGAAGACCCTTCAGGCCGGCCGCGCCGTGGGCGGCAAGACGGCCCAGTTCGTGCCGTTCTTCCCCACCGTCTCGATCCTGCTGGCCAACCCGAAGAACCTGTCGATCTACTGGCAGACGGGGACGCGGCGCCGCCAGATCGAAGACCAGCCGTCCTGGGACCGCATCGTTGACTTCCAGTCTGTCAACGAGGGCTACGTGATCGAGGACACCGGGGCCTGTTGCCTGATCGAGGGCATCCAGGTGCCCGACGGTTCCGGCGGGTGGGCGTGATGGCGACCCCGGCCCAGATCGCGCGCGCCCGATCGCTCGCCCGCATGGACGCCCTTCGCGCGGCCGATCCGGGGCGCCGGCGCCGGCCGGGACCTCCGGCCTGGACGCAATGCTGCGCCGGCTGAAGACGGACCTGGATCGCATCCGCGCCGTCAAGTCGATGGAGACGCGGGGCGAGATGAAGGCCGAGCTACTGCCCGGCTACATGCCCTACGTCGACGGCGTGATCGAGGCCGGCAGCGGCCGTCAGGACCCGGTCGTGGTGCAGATGATGATCTGGGCGCGCGACGCCCGCGCCTGGCCGGTGGTGATGCGCATCGCGGCCTATGTGGTGCGCCACGCCCTGACCATGCCGGACGGCTTCGACCGCGACGCGGCAACGTGGCTGGTGGAGGAACTGGCCAACGCCGCCGCCGACGATCCGGCCGCGTTGCCGCATCTGGACGCTGCCTTGTCGCTCACCGCTGATCACGACATGCACGATCCGGTCCGGGCCAAGGCGCTGAAGGTGCTGGGCCTCGCCGTCGAGGACACCGACCCGGGCCTCGCCCTGTCTCTTATA